TAGGGTTAGTATCGCACCAGATCATGAATTTTCTTTCCCAGAGACTCCTGAAAATCACATCCTTCACATCCCCCACATATTTTTCAGGATTTCGAACTCTATATCTACCCTGATAATGTTCTCGAGGCATCCAGCTCTTTTATAAATACTTACACTCAGTAGTTATTTATCCACACAACTATGGCAGATTACAAGTACCCTGCGAATGTAGGAGAAGATGTATTCCAGGCTTTCATTTTATTTCAAGAATGGGAAAGACAAGATAGGAATTCATCTAGACCGACGAATACATATGCTCTTTACATGCCTGAACGTTTGGTAAACCCAAATACCGTCAGTTGGGATGCTGAAAAACTTGGCGTTGTTGCGGGGCTTGGCACAGAGTTGATGAATGGCCAAATAAGTACTGGTACAGCGCTGTCTAATGTATATCAAGCTGGTGCTACGAGAGCGAAATTCAATATAGCCAGCTCAATTGCGCAAAAAATGGGCAGCAGTGCTTCTGCAGAAACTTTAATGGGGGCAACTCTACAAAAAATTCCCAACCCATACTTGACAATGTTATTTCGCGGTGTTGATTTCAGAACCTTCGAATTTACATTCAAGTTATACCCTCATAGCCAACAGGACACAATCACAATCCGAGATATGATAAAATCACTCAGGATGGCTTCATTACCTCCAGGAAAAGGAGGATCGGGTGATTATCTTTTAGGGTATCCTAACGAATTTACCATTGAGTATCATTACGGCGATATTATTAATCCGTGGTTAAATAAATTCAAACGCTGTGTCTTAGTTGGAATTGATACAGATTATACTGGGTCTGGAATGTGGAGTATGACACGCGATGGATTTCCTGCTGAAATTACACTGAATTTGCGATTCACAGAAATAGAAATTGTTCTTCGCGACGACGTAAACGAGGGGTACTAATGTCTTTTTTCAAGTACTTCCCAAGAATAAATTACAACGTAGACGGGATTCATTCAAACTACGTTGTTAATATTACAACGGCATTTCTTCTCAAACGTAACAATGTAGATGACATATTTCTTTTTCAGAGATATATTATTCGAGATGGTGATCTTCCTGAAAGTGTTTCTGAAAAACTATACAAGACGCCGAAATATTATTGGACGATTCTCTTTATAAATAACATCATAGATCCCATGACTGAATGGTACATGGATAGTGCAACACTCGAAAAATTCGTTGAAGTAAAGTATCCTGATGGTTTATATGGCATACATCATTTTTATGATACTGCTATAGATAGAATTTGTGATGATGTCGACGATGCTCGTTTGCGTCTTCTCATAGGAACGCCTAATTTCCCAAGTGAAATAATTCCTGTCACTAATTACCAATATGAATTAGAACTCAATGAAAAGCGAAGAGAAATATCTGTCATCAATCCAAAAGCTATAACACGTTTCGTTGATGAATACCAAAGAATTCTAGAAAGTGTAGAAAGATGATTTCCGAAAGAAATGCAATGCCAGGTGACCTCGCTAAGTTCGAGGTCAAGGTTGATGGCACTGATATCACTGAATCTGTCCTGAGCGTGACAGTATTCCAAGACATTTTTAGCCCTACTTGGACAGCATCAATTGATCTAAACGACACAAATAATGTGATGATGAATGTTCCTATTAGGCCTGGGAGCAAAGTGACTGTATCAGTTAAAACTGACTTAAAGAGCGAAACTGATGGCGAAAAAACATTCAAATTTGTTGTTTTCGGAATAGGCGATAAACAGTTTGAAAATTCTTTGCAACAATTTTATACCATCAGCTGTGTATCACAAGATTTTATCAAAAACCAAGGAATTAGAGTTCTACAGAGTTATAGAAATCGTCAACCAGATCAAATTTGTAGCTCAATAATCGAAGAGTACTTGAATGGTACAGTTGACACAGATTCTGCTAGTAATCAAATCAACGCTATTATTTCAAATCTAAGCCCATTCACCGCGGCACATCTGATGTGTAAAGTGGCTGTATATAATGGCGCGGCAGATATGATGTTTTTTATGCGTGATGATAAGAAATATGCAATGAAAAGTATTGAGAGCATGTATAATGAATCCCCTATGTTTAGATTCAAAATGAGACCTTCGAATATTCGAAATGAATCAGGCAACTTAGAAGAAGATTACAATTTGTGTATAACGAATTATCATTTTGAACATTATGACGTGATGAGTAACATAAGCAGCGGATTGTATGCCAATAAACTAGTGCAGTTTAATTTCATTGATAAGACTTGGAATGAGAAAAAATTTAAATTCGGCGATGATGTCGCGGCTGATGCTCAGAAGAAACCATGGAAAGATGACGAGCTCTTCGAACAAGAAAATGCTAATATCTCTTTCTTGCCAAAACACCCAGGGTTATCGGGGAATGGAGAAACAATGCTTGATTCTGCCACAGATTGGTCAGGTAGTCGCAGAAGTAGTTTGATGAAGCTTGAACAGGATAAACTCATTGTTCAGCTTCCTGGGGGTGTGAAAGGGTGGGAAGCACTAGGCCATACAGTTGAGATAGATTTACCATCGCAACAAGATTTTAAAAATGAAATTTATGATAAACAATTCAAAGGAAAATATTTAGTTGTGGCCATCAGTCACTATTTCGGTAAACATTCATATTTCATCAACTACGAGTTGATAAAGAAACGTCATGAGGTAAAGATTAAATGAACAACAGACAAATAAGAAATAATGCTTTCAGCTATGGTGAATTCGTTTGGTGGATTGGTGTTGTAGAGGATCGAATGGATCCTGAAAAAATCGGTCGTGTGCGAGTTCGAATTTATGGGTATCATACCGCAGATACAGGAAAGATACCAAAAGATGATTTATTTTGGGCCATACCTGTACAGCCGATCATAAGCGCAGCTATGAGCGGCATTGGATTCACCCCGACAGGAATTGTTGAAGGAACTACGGTTATAGGATTTTTTGCGGATGGACATGAAGCTCAGCATCCGATTATTTTAGGAACACTTGGCGGGAGACCTCAGCCGAACCAACTAGAAGGGGCTGGATTCAAAGATCCAAACGGCAGATACCCAAAGTATCCTTATGGCGAACAAGACACAAATCGCTTGGCTCGTAATGAAAATATCGATGAGACTATCGTCAAGAAAAAGAGAGAATCTCTTGAAATAGCAAGAATTGCATTCGGAGGGACATGGGAAGAACCTCCGACACCATACGATGCGAAATATCCTTTCAATCATGTACGTGAAACTGAGAGTGGTCATATTGAAGAATTCGACGATACAGCAGGAGTAGAACGTTTACATCGATACCATAGAGCTGGAACATTTGAAGAAATTCACCCTGATGGTAAAACAGTTCACAAAGTAGTAAGGGATAATTACGAAATAATCTTAGGGGATGACTATATTCTTATTAAAGGAGATTGTAAAGTCGACATCGTTGGAAAAGGTAGCATCCTCGTTGAAGGAAACGCTGACATTGAAATTAAAGGAAATTGTAGAGAGCTCATTCATGGAAATTATGATTTGACTGTAGAAGGAGATTTCCACTTGAAAGTTGATGGGAATCAAACGTCGAACACAGGCGGAACTGAAGCAAGAAAGGCTGGTAAGATTCTTCTTAACTAATTAAGATAGCATATGGGAAAAGCTGCATGTAGATTAAACGATACATGTACAGGTCATGACTGTTTTCCTCCTAGAAAATGTATTTCTGGGAGTTCAAACGTTTTCGTGAATGGTCGTCCTTTTCATAGAGAAGGCGATTCGTGGGCTGTACATTGTTGTGGGGTTCTTTGCCATAGTTCAGTGCTTCAAAAAGGAAGTTCATCTGTTTTTGTCAATGGAAAAGGCGCAGGAAGAGTCGGCGATCCTATTGCTTGCGGAAGTAAAGTTGCGACAGGATCTCCTGACGTTTTTGTTGGTGGGTAGCAATGAAAGAAAATATCTTATATAAAGATTTAGATCTTTCTTTGACACCCCACCCTCTGACGGGTGATATAACCCCGAAAATAAATGCAGATGCAGTGAAAAGAGCTTTGCGTCATCTCTTTCTTTGGGAGAAATGGGATGTTCCATTTTCGTCTACTCACCACAGCCATCTGAGAGACGTGTTGTTTGATCCGCCTAGCAATCCCACCAAAGCAAGCATCCGAGCTCGTGCTGAGTGGCTAATAGAAACTTTCGAGCCAAGGGTTATAGTAAACGATATCGACGTTGAGTTGTCTGACGATGAATCTGGATATAAAATAACAATATCATATTCAGTAAAAAGCTTGTTAATAGAGGATAGAATCAGCTTCTATATTCAAAGGGTTCGATAATGCAACCTTCATTTCCAATCAACGGATTAGATTTCAATGAAATTAAAGCAAA